GCTAAAGCGGTGGACCTAAGAGCTTGTTCTGTTGAAATTGCATTTCCAGTAACTGCTTTTAAATTATCCGCTAAGAATCCTAGATTTCTACCTGCAGCAACCCCTACATAGTCTAATCCTTCGGCCAATTGACCTACTTTAGAGGCATTTCTTAAAGCATTAAAAGCTGCCGTTGCTGCAAATATGTTTGCTGCTAATGTAGCGTATGCGGCAACGAGGCCTGAAGAGCCTCCCATAGTTTGATTCATCTTAGAGAAGCCTTTAGCTCCAGAAAGACCTGCCTGCCCTACTCCTTTCATTCCCTTATGGAAATTATCGTTTTGTTTATTTAAGTTTTTCGTAGCGTTGCTTTGCTTATTTACGGACGCAGTAGTTTTATCCAGATTTTTCTGGGCTACTTTTAAACCTTTACTGGTCATTTGTATTTCTAGTAATACTGTGCTATCTGCTGCCACTAACGTTTTCTCTTTATCTTGTCATATTCACGTTTAAGCCTCTCTTGAGAGGTTTTAATCGCTTCTGCGTCAAGCCTCGATAGTACTTCTAATAATAATTCTTTACTATCAATATTATAAAGTTGCATTAATATAGGTAAGTTAGTATAGTCTTTGCCTACATAACCTATTTCAGGATACATTCTATCCCCTAAAAAACTAAATATCTCTAATGCGTTTATTACTGTTTCTGGAAAATCTTCTATCCCGGGAGGACATCTTTCTATATTTGGAGGTTGATTTATTTGATCTTGTACATCCAAATACTTTTCTTTTGTCATGCCTATCGCACTATTATTCTGCCAGTGTTCTAGTCGCTCCCACAGAAGCTCTTTTTGTTCTTCCACGAAAGTTGCCTAGGTCAAAGACTACTTCGTTAATCCAATTGTCAAATTCTGCAGAATTGGATATTAGCACCTCCGCTTGTTCTTGATTATATTCTAGTTCTTCTTCTTCGTCCTGCCCTTTTAAGTCCACAAGTATCAAATCTTCCAAATACTTTAGCTTTAATCCCTTCCAATTTTTAATAGTAGCTTTGGAAAATTCTACAACGAACTTATCCTCATCTAACTCTTCTACCATTTGTCTAGTTTTTCTGTCGAATTTATTAACTGTGCACCTTTTTCTCAAAGACACTAATTCTTTTCTAGATAGATTACATACTTCTACTTGAAAATCTGGAGACCCAGGAAAATCCATCCAAGCAGATTTTGTATCTACCATTAAATCTGTTAATTTCATTAAAATTCCTTTTTTAATATATAAATGTTGGTGCAGTACCGCTTGTAAGCCTAAAATCGTAACTTTGAGTAAATATATCCCCAAAAGCGGCTCTATTAGTAAAAGATGCATTGGGTAAAGATATATCTATCTGATAATCAGACGCAGACAGTCCTGCTTGTATTTGAACAGAGGTTCCCTCTGCCCATGTTAAAACATTATCGTTAGACTGTGAATTTGTTTCGTCGATATATTGGTTAATACTTCCTGCCATAGACCTTCCGTTTAAAGTAAAACCAGAAGGATATATAGTATCAGTATAATCTGTTACTGCAAGAGTTTCTTGCAAAGTTACATTTTTTGTCCAATTAATATCATTTTGAATTTCAAAAGACGCGCCTAAGATATTGTCTAAATAGTTTCCACCTACTTGAACTCTAAATTCTTTGGAAACTGCAAAAGTGGGGGTTGAATCCCAGTCTCCTACTCCTACCGAAAAAGGAGCCGCGTTTCTAGTAAGTTTTGTTCCTTGTCCGGATAAAGAAACTGTCATAAGCCCCGCTCTGGGAATATTAAAAGTTCCATTAGTAAATACACAATTTTCTATTTTATAGTAAATATTCGGACTATAATCCTGATATACAAAATATAGATTAAAAGTATTTAATGTGCTTCCGGTTAAATCTATTAACAAGTCTAAGGGCTTGTGTTGAAACAGAAGTGTTTCTTTCAATAAATAAATTGAAAAATCAAAATCTGCGGGTCCTGCTGTGTTTGTAACTGTATCTTCTATGAAGTCGGAGGAAGCGTGTAAAGTTCTTTTCTGTACCTCGTCTTGCTTAAAGGTTTGAGAAAAAGAAACATCTTTAGTAGTATGAAGTTTATAGAAAGTGCTAGTAGGATACTCTAACCATACTATCCCTTCTCTTAAAAATTCAAAACTCACTTTCTCTCCCCTATATTATCTCCTCATAGAAAAAAGGGGAGAAATTTTCTCCCCCAATCTTCATAATTATATCTAAATAACACCTAATTGTCAAGAATTATTTTTCCGGACCTTAGACATTATATATGATTGTTGCTTCGTCAGTATTATCTACATTACCGTCTGCTACCTGACCGTGGAAATTTACTTCCAAAGTAAGCAAATCTTCAACATTAACAGTAGGAACTTCCAGATGAGCTGTAGGTAAATCAAAGTATACTCTAGGAGTAGATCCGGTCGTTCCTCCAATATTTACAGACATATTAAACACATTTCTAACTGTTTCAGTATCAGATACTAAGTCTGCAAAAAGCTCTCCAGATTTACTCTCACCATCAGCATTGTCAAGATAACAAGTCATAGAACCAGAAACTGAACGAGCTCCTGTAATATTTGCAAGAGGAGCATTAACTACTCCCAATTCTTCCGGAGTCAAATAATTAATATTATTCTCAATACTAAAGCTTCCGCCAGTGAGAACAAGATTATAAACATCTACAATAGGCGGAGAACCGGCGGAACCAGAATCTCCTGCTTCAGGAGAACCTACCTGCTTGTCAGTTCTAACTAAATCAACTGTAGAAATACGATTACGAATAAAGTTAGTAGTATCCGTTAATCCTTCTTCTATAACTGCTGGAGAACCTCCTGCAGTAAGATCAGTAGGAACAGAAGTTCCTGCATCTGTCAAAGATTTAGCCATACCACTCCAAGCAATAGTAGCAATGCCATCTATATCAAAATCCATTGACATAGAATTAACAACAGCACTATCTAATTGATAAACTTGAATATTTCCAGTATCTTCAAAACTAAAGTAAATTTTCCAGTTATCTGAAAGAGAAGATACATTTGAACCTCCAAAATTCCAAGTTTGTGAGGTAGTTAATCTGTTATTAACATTATAAGCATTCTCAGGACTTTCTGGAGAAACGATCTCTTCAGCTACAGCTGAGTTAGCATAAGTGCCTAAAGAAGTATCATAAGAATCAGCACCTAAAAGCATTGCCCAAAGAGGATCTTCAGGGCTTCCTGCTTCAGAAGTAGGAACAGCTCTTTCAAAAGGACGAGCATAAGTACTCAACGACCACTCAACAGGAGCTAGACTATCGTTAAAAAGCAATCTTGCTCTACGAGAGGCAGAACCTGCTTCATTAATTGTTATTTCCGAGCTATTAATAGCTTGACTAAAAGAAAACCCATCTAACACAGAGAGTTTCCACGCTTGTACATGAGTTGACCCATCAGACGTCAACTGAACATATACATTTGCATTTCTTGTAAATTGTAATGCCATTTATTTTTCTCCTAAAGAAAAACAGAGAAAAGCTATTACTTTATCTATTTTTCTATCTTAACCTAAAAGGTTAGTAACGAACTTCGCATATTATTTCTCCAACCGCTAGAGGTTCGAGAGCACCTTCATCGGTGTCCAAGCTCAAGATTGTGATCTGCTGGACACTTTGAGTGTTTCCGTCTAAGTCTGTATATTCCAGACTTGCGTTATCTTCTATAACTGTTTCTATATCTTCAAAAAGTTTTTCTAGTGCAAAGATTGCATTTTCTTCTTGTACATATACTCTTAGAGTTATAGCTAAGTATCTATCTTTAAAACCTCCACCTTGGTATACTCTGTTTTCAGACCCCGCACTTACATGAACGGCTGGAAAATCTTCTACCTCATCCCAAAACTTTAATCGTGGTAATACATTATTGTATAAATTTGTTCTATACGGAGAATTACCATTTATGCCTTTTATTTTATTCTCAAGAGCTTGAACAATGGCCATTCTTCTTGAACTATAATCTCTTGTGGCCATTACATTCTCCTAGTGTAAAATCTTCCTGTTATTAATTGTGCTGCTATTTCTCTGATAGACCGGTCTATTAGTTTTCTAGGATCTCTTTTCCCATTAGACCAAGGAGGCATACCAGCTCCATCTTCAAAAACTTGATAAGGGTTTTTTCTATAAGTATATCCTATGCTTGGAAAACCTCCTTTAGTTTCTAAAACATCTGTTACTCTAACACTTTCTGCAAATCTTCCCGTTCTATTTGCTAAAGAAGGCGGTCCCATATTTTCTTTCACTGTTTGTGTAAGTTTTTGATTTACTAAAGCAGCTAAAGCTATGGTACTGTTTGCTGAAGATTTCCTAATAGCTTGTTTTTTTGCCGAGCCTTTAAAAGATGCTACACTACGCCTAGATTTTTTTTCACCACTAATTCTTTCTTTTTTAGATTTAGTTCCTTTAGATAAATTAATTTTAGTATTACTAGTTGTAACTATTTTTGCTACTTCTGAAAGCATAACTCCCTGTTCGTAATACTTTATTATTTTCTTTTTTTCTATAGTTTTTCTACTATCAGAGCCACCCCAATTACCCCAATCATTCTTTTTTATTCGATCTTCAGCAGCTTTTAAAACTTTTTTTCTGTCCCGTATTAAGTCCGCTTCTGGACCAAGCCCTTGGGATTGGTTTTCTATAAAACTTCCAATAGTTAGATGCGCTTTAGTAGCATCTAGTGCTGAAGTATAAGTCATAAAAATCTCAAAACCCCAGTCCTTTATAAGATTATTTCGTGCTTTAGGACTTAAGTCTCTACCTTTATCTGTCTTTCCTTTCTTTAACAATTTTTGAAATGTTAAATCAGCTCTGGAAGCCTTATGTTCTGCTATGGCACTTCCTTTATCATGTGTTAAGGCCTGTGTTCGAGAAGATTTAATTTTATCCAAATTATCATTAGCTGAAGAAGCTAACCTACTTATTTCGTCTATAATTTGGTTGACTTCTTGTCTATATATCTCTCTTATAACTATGAAATTATTGCTTTGGTATACTCCTATATGGGAGTATGAGGGTGCCTCACCTACTGGATAAAAAGCATGAATCTCAATATCATCATCTCTAGTATAAGTTTCCGGAAATACTGTAACATATATTCCAGCTGCAGCCGTTTCTGCCTTTTTGGCATTATTAAAAATTTTTTCCATAACTTCATCTATTTTGACTTGAATTAGCTCTAATATATGACGTTTTTGTTCTTCTTCTAGTAATAACCATCCCGGATGGATAATTTCCCCTGTCGACTCTTCAACAAAATTCAATTCTGTTAAAATTGATTTAATAACTATAGTTTTGCTAATTATAGTTATATTTTCCTCGTAATTTAATTCTGATCTTAATTTTTTAATATCAGAATCTAATTGTGTTCTTAATTCTTTTACTATATTATTTAAAAGATTTTTGCTCATGACACTCTGTACATGTCTAAAACCCTACGTATGTGATCAGGGAATCCTGGGTCTCCGCGAATGGCGGAAGGCCCCGCACCTTCTCGAGTAGCAGAACCAATTGTTTGTCTTTCTTTCCATTCATCTTTATGATAGTAAGTAATAATGTCAGCAATAGCTAGTTTTAAGTCTACAGGTAACGTAACATATCCTGCTAAATAAGTAACTTTTACTGAACCTACCCCTCTAGGAAAATTTTTATAACTACCATTGTCATTAGTTCTAAATACAGAGTCAGTAACACTATCTAAGTACCAGGAATATTCTGCAGGACTACCTTCTCCATCTCTGAAAATTTCTGTATAGGCTTCTGTTTGACCCGTTCTCTCATATACATTAGTAATACTAATAACAGGACTGTATTTTAATTGAACTACATAACTATCCCACTGAATATCAAATAACTGTGTATATCCGGGAGAGGAGGCATAAGTATCAAACTCGTTATTACAATAAGTTCGGACTAATTGACTTACACTCGTAATCAAAGTCTCGAATTTCTCATCATATTGAGTAGAGTTTACACCCTCTAATATCTTATAGTCATCTAATGTAATTAAATCAGCCATTTATAATCCAAAAAGGCTTGGGAAGCCCCGAAAGGCTTCCCATCCTAAATAACATTTTACCAGGTATGTGCAACAACTTGTCCTTCAGCTGTGAACAATTGAGCAAAACCACGTCTTTGAGTAGCAACCAGAACTCGACGCTGATTTTCAACATCGTAATCTGACTCTACCGTAACACCGCGTAAAACGGGAACAACAAAGTTTCGAGTATTAACAGCAAGACCCCAGGCTTCATCTTCAACTTTTCCACCTTTGAACTCGGAACAAACGAGAATAGGGGAGCCATAAGCTTGTCCTATTTCACCTGTGAGTTTAGTAGCGCGATTGCTACCAACAAGGTTGGCATCTTGGAAAGCCGCATCGTCTAACAGATCGTAATAAGCATCTAAAGATACTATGTAAACTACGTCTTGAGGGGAGCGTCCATACTTACCCATTGCTTGACGCATGTTAAGTAATGCAGCAGTAGTAGCAGGATTGCCTCCAGACTGACCCGGAGAACCATCATCGACAACTTTACTGTCATCAACAGCAATCTTATAAAGACCGTTCTGTCCACCATCATTCAGTGAATCGGTGGAATTGCCGACCAAAAGCGAATGTTCAACAGCGCGTGCATGAGCACGAACCATAGCTTCACGAATCAAAGGAAGAATAGGCATAATTGCATCTTCTTCAGCTTCATTAGCCAGGTAAGATTTGGAAATCAAACGATTAACAGTTAAGACTTGAGAACCCATACCAATAGGACCTCCAGTATAAGGAGAACCTTGTGCATCTTTATCTTCTAAGTTACCTTTAAAAGGTGCTCCAGAATTAGCATTGTCTCCATCGCTAGGAGCTTCCGTCCATTGTGCAAATCCAGAATCCGGCATAGTTGGGATAACCATACTAGCAGCATTCATTTGAATCTTACGGAATAAAGGCTCAATAACCAGCTCTAACTCAATGTCCCGTTCAATTGACGTTGAAACTACAGTTTCAAAATCTTCTGAAGTACGAGAAGGAACACTTACACCGCCTTGAGTATTAACTTTTTCGAAAAGAGCTTTACCGGCTTTAGTATCCCAGCCTTTTCTAGTAATAGCACCTAAAAGGTGCGCATCACAGATTTCAGCTTCATTAGCTTTCATAAAGTCTTGAACTTCCCCGCGGTCAGCGAATACACGCTTAGACTCACGCATTTTTTGAATCTCTTCTGATTTCTCAGCAAGATCCTTTTCATATTTTGCGACAATTTCAGCCACATTAGCATCTTTCTCAGCAAATTTTGCTTCGACGTCCGCCATTAATCTCTCTGCACCGCTAGATACAGCGGTAACAATTTCAGCTTCGTGTGCAGCTTTCTGGGCAGCAGCTTCGGTAGCAGCTTTTTCTTCTGCTTCCAACCGCTTTTGCTCTTCTGCTTTGCGCTCAGCTTCTTTCATTGCCATTGCAGTTGCTGTTTTTTCAACAGCAGCACTAACAATAGCATCGATATCTATATCACTCATAGTTTTCTCCTGTACTTCGACTTGTGATAAGTCTTTAGGCATTGAGTCGTTTTCAGCCTGTTTTTGTTCAGTTTCCTGAGCATCAACAAGAGAAAGGGACTCTTCTGTATTGAAAGATTTCTTGAATTCTTCATATTCCTTAACGGAATCAAAAGATTTTGCAAGAGAAAAGGTAGCAGCTTGGTTAGCAGGAACCGTTACTACTGAAACTTCCAGTAATTCTGCGTCCTTAATCTTATATCCATCGGTTTCGGTCATGAACTCGGCATCCTTGACTCGAAACCCGACAGAAAAAGCTCCAAGGACACCTTCTTTTATTAAATCACCTACGTGACCAGCAGATTTAGCAATTTTTGCTTTTAACTGCAGACCATTGTCGTTGGTACCAAGCGAAACTGCTCGTCCAATCGGCTGATTATAGTCATGATTAAAAAGAATAACGGGATTGTTTAAATAGTTTTTAAGACCGCCGGATTTCTCCCAAGCAGTAGATTCAACTATATCACCTACTCTATCCATATTGTTAGTACTTGCCATACCTTCAATATGTAAATCTCCACCCTCTTCTAAGGCTTTGAAAGTGGAACCAATATGAAAAATCTTATTCAAAGGATCCTCCTCTTAATGATCTTAATTTTTCAAGAGGACTAAGATCATCTTCTGAAGCCGGTTCTAAAACGGGCTTTTCTTGCTCTATAATAGGTTCTGCTTTTTTCTCAACAACAGGTTCTACCCCTATTTTAGACCACTCTTCTGGATAGCTTTGTTTAGCATATCTAACTAAACTGTTATACCCCATTCCACCAAAATACCTAACTAATAATTTAGGAGATATTGGGGCGTTATTTTTTAAATTATAATATTCTGTTCTATTTAGTGCTCTACCAACATCTTGAAAGTATAATACTAAAGTTCTTAGCATTTCTCTTTTACTTTTTATACTAGGCATCTTCTTCTTCTCCTTCTGTTGGTCTGCCGCCTTCGATTGGATTTACAGCAGATCCTGCTATATTTGCAGGAACTCTTATTTCTCCCGCCCCTTCTACCTCTTCATAATTTAATGCTTCTCTTGCTTCATTAGGTGTAATAATACCAGTATTAACAAGAGTTGAATAATATGCTGCAGAATCTCGCAGTTCCGGCTGAAGTGCGGGGATATCGCTTATATCAGGAGTAATTTCATAACCAAAAAATCTCTCCAAAGCTTTATCTACTTTTTCAATAATAGGCAGTATAGTTTCCAAATAATACATTCTATGATTAGGTCTAATATTTGCATTATTACCTGAATCTAACATAAGGGGTGGAATACCTAATACTTTTAATACTTGTTTTTCTGCGGCTTCTATAGAGGCTTCGAAGTCTAATTCTCTGAAATTTACATTAGATATGGCATCTAAATCCATTCCACCATCTAAAATCAATGGGCGTCTACCGCCACCGTTAGGTTGGTATCGAGTACGCCAAGATTGAATCATTCTTTCTTTATTTTTCTCACTAATAATAGAAGGGGACTTAATTACTAGACCAGGTACTGCTCCATTATCAAAGAAATTGTCTTGAAACTGTCTCATTTTAGTAAGTTGAGACATAGTTCTTACAGCCGCTCTTAATCTGCTGGTTCCTCTATAGATACTATGGAAACTATTTTCTTTAATATGAATAATTTCTTTAGTGGAATAGTCTATAGAGGATTGAAAAGTGTATTTATTTATATAAGTATTCTTATCTGGATCAATATCAACATAAGTAGCCGGTAAGTGATACAGCGAAGCCCCGTCAAAATAGATAAAGATATTTCCATCCAATATATAGTCGATTATGAGGTTTCGCTTAAAAGTAGATATATCTTGAAAAGGGTTTGGTTCTCGATTAAGAAGTAATTCTACTCTTGATCTTCGAACTCCTTTAGTCACCGGCATTATACCTGTAACTGGCTCACCTACTCTGAACGGAACTTCCGCTGTATCGTCAACTATCATGTTAACACCACGGTTAACAACTTCTAAATATTCATAATAGGCTTTATAATTAGTAATAATTTCACGAGAAGCAATAGGGCCAGAACCTTCAAGGCTGACAACTATTTCTTCTTGTGCTGGATTTAATTTTTCTTCCTTCCAGAAATTATACCATGCCATTTAATTTTTCTCTTTGTATTTCTACCCAGCGCATTTGTCTAGATGCTGTATGAAGTGGTGGATTTCTACCATATATTGAGTGTAATTTCAAATGATGATCGTGGCAAAGAGTTGCTGTATCATCATACAGCTCTGCCCAATTATCTTCGATAAACTCGTCGCGCCAAATGGTAATATATTCATCTGTATAATGTTCCGGACGCACCTGTGTTTTTTCTTTTAACCACTTTTCTAACAAGAGAACTAAGGTATGGTAATGATGAAAGTCTAACTTAATATTACTGTCACAAATTTCACAATTATTTCCTTTTTCGTATCGGGATTTTGCTCTATCTCTTATATATTTAATTCGATCTCTTTTTAGTTTTGCCATTTTTAAACATTATACTCACAGGTTAGTTGAAAGTCAAGAACTATTTTTTCGATGCGTTCAAAATTTCTAATTATTTAGTCTTTTTTAATAGAGGGTATTGAACCTTCTAATAAATTTTTTATCTCGGGAACAGGCCAGCCTCCTTCTACACGTCGCCCTAGGTAATTACATAGAGCATCCGGAGACACTCCTTTTATCATAACTATATCAGTGCCTGTTATCTTTTCTGCGTTAAAAAAAGCTTTGTAGCAATTTATTCTATATTTAGCACCTTCTTTTTTATACATTTCGACAGTTGCTTCATATCTGTCCCACGCTTCATGCATATCCTTAGGAGTAGTTTCTCCAGTGGACACTCCCGGAATTTGTGCAGCTAACTGCTCCATAACATAAGGAGAAAGAGCTGCGCTGACATTAAAAGATAACAACAGCAATATTAGTATTTTCATTTTAGAAGGTCGGGGCGCTCTCCTCAAAACTATAGAGAGCATATCTTAGTGCATCGGCCATATGAGAAGAAGAATCATGTACGGGCTTCTCTCTTATTAAGTTGGGATTTGGATCCCATCTATATTGGTCGAGACAACGTAAAACTTCGGTGCATCCTTGATCTACTATTAATCTATCATTCTCTACCAGGGATGCTACATGTCCTATACCATCAACTTGGGATTTTTTAGCATTTATAGTAGAAATATCATAGTTCTGTGCAAAGTCAAATCTTGTTTGGGCCGCAGCAGCATCTATAAAACAATAATCTGCTTCTCTCCTTTCTATGATTTCTGCTAAAAATCCGGCGTGCTCTTCCGTTGTTCTTTCTGCCGCATAGTATTCTTCAATTACATAGTATTTATATTCATCGTAAGCAATGACACAAAACGCAGTTGGGTCTCTGAAACCTACATCAAGCCCACAAATAATATCCATGCCACTAAGGTCCATGGAAGATAAGTCTGCTATACACTTATCATAATTAAAGTTCCAAATTTGTCCTTCAAATATATTAAAATCTGCCTCATATTCTTGGGCAAACTCTGCAGCGCTCATAGCTTTCCTGGCTTCTTCAATATCACTTTCAACTGCACGTGGGTTGTCTTGCCATGTAGCTTTAACGGAAGCCCACTCACTAAAATCGTCTGTAAAACCTCTCTGGTAAAATCGACTGAACCAATTATTCCGACCCCGTGGCGTGCTGATAAACAGAGCTTTGGAACCTACCTTATCTAAAGTAGGTCTTATAGCTACATTAAAAGCTGTTTCTCCATCGGCCAACGCCGCCTCGTCAAATAGAACAAAGTCATACGAACGTCCAACAACAGAATCAATTTGATTTACCGAACCAAGCCTAATAGTAGACCCATTAGATATTTCTATAACTCTGTCCTTCGCATTGTCTTTGGTTATTTCTAAATCAAAATGTTTTATTAGGTTTCTTTGCAAATCAAAACTAATATTAGATAAGTTATAATTTGGAGAAACTATTAAAACATGACACCCAGGAACTAAAGACACACACTGGGCTATAATATTTCCTATATACGTTTTACCTTGTCGTCTGGATAAAGCTCCCACCACAAAACGATATTTATCCGAATTTAGGGCGTTTATTAAGGCTATCTGAGAGGGTATCGCTTTGATACCAAGTAAGTCTAAATAGCCTTCAATGGGTACTTTTAAAAAAGTACCTGGTATTAATCTGTCTTGGACGATATCTCGTCTACTGATTTCCATAATTCTTTGCACTCGCAAGGTTCAGCGTTACATTCAGGACAGATACTAGACCATCCTCTCAATCTTTCTAAAGGAGACCACTCCTTTTGTTCTTTTGTTGTAGTCTCTGTAGCTGGAGGAACTGAATCAGGATCTGCGTCCCAGGCTTCTTCATAAGTCTTATATTTTTTAGCACTTCCAGATACTTTCCACATATTTCTTTTTTGAAAAACTGTCATTTACATCCCCGTCGAGATAGAAAGAATTGTTCCTGCTAAAAATACTATGGTAGTGCCACTTACAGTAATTACTAATTTATGCAGGCTTTCTATTCTCGCTTTGAGTTCTTGATTAGTGACAATTTGTGTGTCTCTCAATTCTCGAAACTCGTTAAAGATTGTTTTCCACCTTTCTTCTCCCACAGCATCGTGCGTGTAGAAGTCTTGTCTGAGCTGACGATGGTCAACCCACAGGTTATCTAAATCTTTTTGAATTTTTTCTAAACTATCCGCTTGTGGGTCCAAGTAACTTCTCCATTAGCTTTCCATAATTTCCTTCGCCAAAGGGAGAATTGATTTGCACATTCTGCTGTCTGATGTTAGTAGCAGTAGTGGAAGTCTTTTTATGATCTTCCGAAATTTTATGCGCTAGTGCAATAATATCGACGAGGTCTTTTGATGAGTACTGATCGGACTCGCGGGCCTCTTCTAGTTTTTTCTCTATTACTTCATCTAAAAGGTCTGCGAGTCGGAATCTGTTGCGATACCCTTGGTCGAGATAGACCGAGTTGACATATTCTTTTACTTCGCTCTTTTCAAGAACGTTATAAACTTTATCGGGAGTAACTCCTAGTTGATTCGCCGCCGTAAGTGCGGAGCCTGTAGAGAGATATGCGTTAGCCACCTCTAGATTTTCTGGAGCTAATTTTACAAGTTTCATGAGATTATTCTACGGCATTAAGACCTAAAAGTCAAGAATTATTTTTTCTAGGTTCGTTAGCTACCAAACTGATTCGTTGCTGTTAAGATAATATTAGAAGAAGTTTCTATTATAGTAGCATCGGACCCCGCTGTAGATATATCAACCCTAAAAGTAATAGAATCAGATGCAAATCCTGCGCCATCCCTTTGTATTCCAAAATCTCTTTGGGCATTTAATTGAAGCCAAGTATTATCAGCACTACCATATACAGTTCCAATACCTGTAGGCCCTGAAATAATAGTGAACTTAACATAATAATTACTTCCAACTCCTACAGCTGGCGCCGTATACCAATCTTCATCCGTAATATTACCACCAAGCCCAGTACTCCTGTACCCAATAGAATTTCCATCTGTTAGCAGACTAAGATAACAAATTACAACTGTCTCAGAAGCGCCAGAAAAGCTCCAAGAGGTTGTAACTACCCCACAATCATCGGCTACTCCTGGTGTAGTCTTAACTACTGTAACACTATTAGAAGAAGTTTCATCCGGGCTAGGGGTTTCATCAATTGCTCTAGCTCTATAATAATAGGCTGTCTTAGCTGTAAGCCCCGTTTTAGTATAACTTGTAGTTCCTATAGACAAATTTTCAGTAACAAAAGAACTAAAATCAACTAAAGTAGAAATATCTAATTTATGATCTTCCGCTCCGGCAGAGGCAGTATAACTAAAGGTTTGAGAAGTCTCTGAAACATTTGCTATTGAAAGAGCTGTAGGAGGCTGAAGGCTGCTACCACCACTTCCTGCGCCCTCTTGGTTTATTCCTAGGGTAAAAATTCTGTAAGTTTTTTGAGAACTATCTTGGTTGAATACTTTTAATGTTGTTTTTGTGATTTCCCAATAAAATCCAGCATCATCAAAATCTGGGTAAGTTCCAGTTATATCCGCTCCCCAGTTATCTAATACTGTGAAATTATCGGATATGAAGTCATTGGCAGAAACTTTTTCAAAACCTACGGTGAGAGGTATAATAGTAAGTGCGGAAGAGAAAGTATGTGTGTATGATGAGTTTGCACTTACTGTTATGTCATAAATATTTTTTACAAAAAATCCATCTGTAGGGTATAACGTATCAAATAATAATTTATCAGTAGTTTGTAAAGCAGTTCCATTTATAGCATCTTGTCCAGCTTTAGAAATTCTAAGTCCGTAATTAGTTCCATTATCTAAATTTCCTATAATAACTCTGTCGTTCATGAAGCCTCCATATCACTAATAATGTAACCTATTTCTACTGCGCTTCCAGTGCTATTATCAAAAGTCAGGGTTCCTGTAGTACCTGTAACAGATTGAGTAACTTCTATTTCTCCCATGATAAGAGGGTCAGCAGAAGAAAGTTTAGTACTAGAAGTATACCACCATAGTACTAAACTTTTCTTTCCATTTACAGCGGTGAAGCCTATGTTATTTACTCCGGAGCTTAAAGTGACAGTAGTAGCAGATAAAACTTGACCATAAGGATTACGTGAGTCGAATAAAAGATCATTCGTCCCAGCTAAAACTCCTGCAGTAATGACGGATACTCCCGGTTTACTAACCCAAAGGCCATAAACATCAGAAGTACCATCATTAGCTTTTCCTACTACTACCCTATCTGCCATTTATTTCTGGTTTTGAGAACCACCACCTCCGCCACCTCCGTGGCCACCACTACCTCCACCACCTTTTTTCTTATAGATATAATAGACTACTGCGCCTACCAATACTAATGCGATTATTGCTTCCATATTACCTCCTTATGGCCCCGCTGAAACGAGGGTTGACTTGCTGGTATCACCAGCGGCTAAGATAAAATACTTAAAAGTATTTGTCCCATTTAGTCCAAAATTTCGGCCACTCCACTCACTTTTAAATCTTCTGCCAGTTATCTTAAATTGTTTGTTCGCATGGTCTAAAGTAAGATGAGATTCATTAAAATTGCAAGTATTCATTAATACAGGCACTCTTTCTCCTGCATCTTCTATATAAGTAGCTTCGCGAGCATAGGTAGCTTGCCCAATAGAACCAATAGCAGTTCCATCTATACGCATATAAATAATTAGAGGAGGATAAGAAAGAGATAGAGAGGAATAAGCTTCCCAAGAAGAGTCTGCGGAACTAAATTCACCCTCTGTAGGGGAAGGCATTGTAACGGTAACTGTGCCAGATTGAAGTACATTGAAAGATTCAGTATCGTCAGAATTAAACATTAATTCAGCATCGGTAGCCGAGGTAACATCTACGGTAGGTTTAGATACATAAAGACCGTAATCTGTTCCTCGTTTACCAATTAATACTCTTTCAGCCATAAAGTTCTCTCCATTTAAAATCCATTATACTAACAATGGACAAAAATGTCAAGAACTTTTTTTACCTACCTATTTAGAAATACAAGACTCACTAGCAGTATTATAGTTACCGCAATTCAAAGTCTTCCAATCAGATACTAAAACAGAGGAATCGGGGAGGAAGTCAGACCAAGCATCACCAGGAACTAACTCTGTTTCATAAACAATATCGAACATACCATCACCTGTAATTTCACCAATAAGGACTGGTTTGGTTATGTGGTGGTTCGGCAACATTGTGGCAACTCCACCTGACAAATTGGGCACGCTAATACCAAGAATAGACTCTTGTACTGCAGCGGGGTCGGTGGAACCAGCGGCTTCGACCGCAGCTACCCACATATTGAACCCAATGTATGTAGCTTCCATAGGGTCATTAGTCACTCTATCATTACCAACATAATCTAACCAAGTGTCTATGAAGTCATCATTTACTTCGGAATCAACATTCATAAAATAATTCCAAGCTGCTAAATGCCCTACTAAAGAAGAAGTGTCTAAACCAGAAAGCTCTTCCTCTCCTACGCTAAAGGCAACTACAGGAATATTTTCAGGATTTATACCAGCATTTCCAAGTTCTTTATAGAACGGAATATTGGCGTCTCCGTTGATAGTTGATACAACTGCTGTTTTCTTTCCGGCAGACCCAAACTTTTTAATATTTGATACAATTGACTGCCAGTCTGAATGACCAAACGGGGTATAAGAAATCATAATGTCGTCAGGCGAAACTCCGTTCTGCTGTAAGTATGCGTCTAAAATTTTATTCGTAGTGCGGGGATATACATAATCTGTCCCTGCGAGAACCCAACGGGTGACGCCGAGGTCCATTAAATAGTCTACGGCTGGTATAGCTTGTTGGTTGGGCGCAGCTCCAGTATAAAATACATTCTTCGAAGATTCTTCTCCTTCGTACTGAACTGGGTAAAATAGTAATCCGTTTAACTCTTCGAAAACGGGTAGGACTGACTTGCGAGAAACTGAGGTCCAGCATCCGAATACCACGTCTACTTTCTCTTTTTCGAGAAGCTCTCGCGCTTTCTCTGCAAAAAGAGGCCAGTTGCTTGCTGGGTCTACGACAACTGGTTCCAACTTTCTTCCGAGTACGCCTCCTTTGGCGTTTTGTTGCTCTATGAGCATTAATACTGTATCTTTAAGTGTAGTTTCTGAAATCGCCATAGTTCCTGAGAGCGAATGTAAGACTCCTACTTTAATGGGTTCTTGTGCTGCTACGGGTAATGCTAATAATAGTAAAAATAAAAATTTTTTGATGTGATACTCCTTGTTGTGTGAATTTCGAGTATTATACCATGAGCGAGTTAGTAAGTCAAGATTTATTTTGCTCTTTGCATATCCGCGTTTTTATGATAAAAACAAATACGTTTTTATGGTTTTAAGCGCCTTTATTGGTTGTAAATTTCTTAAAGTTGCGCGTGAAAAGGGGTCTGCGCGGGCGCGTCATCACTGAGTCGTATAACCGGCCACTACCTACATCATCCTGGGTGATGGGGTCAGGTGTTGAGCGATCATCACTCACAATGATAGGGTCAGGTGTTGGTATCATCCTGGGTGATGATGATTTTGGTTATAAGAACCTGGGCCTTTATGCTAAAACGGTATTGGACAATTGAGGGACTAGGTGAGATACTATGCACATATTAACAAGAGGGGATGAACATAAGGATATAACTAATTGGTATAAAAAGATGCAAATAAAGCTTTACATTTGCAACTGGATATGCTCTAATATACACATATTAACTTGATAAGGAATGAAAATATGTCTCAATACACTAACCTGATGGTAACAGCTTTAGAGGCTGGCACTGTCACCGATTACGCTACAGCGTCGGAATACGCCAACGATAATGGCTTGTCGGTTCGTTCGGTCATCGCAAAGGTTAAAAGCCTTGGTCTTGACTATACGCCAAAAACTCGCGTTGTTGGCGTTAGGGTGGAGAAATCCACAAAGCAAGACACCGTTGTGGCAATTGCCAAAGCGTTGTCGGTTTCGGTTGATTCGCTTAATGGTTTAGCAAATGCTAAAGCATCGGCACTCGACACTATCCTAGAGCATTTAGGATAATGTCGGTTTCAACCACCGCCGCAACCCCTGCTGTAAAAGGCAGGGCAAGCGGTCTAGCTGGCTGGATTGGCATGGTTATGCTACAGGGTAGCACATTGCCAACCCTGTATGATGCCCTGACTGGTGTTGCTCATCTGCCGCCATTGAGCTTAACTGCTCTAACATGGGCTGGCTTGTCGCTTTACCTATGGAACGCAATAGCACAAAAAAATGTGCTGTATATGGTAGGCAATACCATAGGCTTAACGCTTAACTCTATTGTCTTGGGATTGATATTAATCGCTTGACAATAGGGCGGCGATATGCTCTAATAGACTTATATTAACAAAGGAAAGAAAAAATGATAACACCTAAAAACGTAATAATGGTTTTGGACACTGAAACCGCTGATCTGTCTGGTGACGTTTACGATGTAGGCTATACCATTGCGGACAAAAACGGAAACATTGTTAAAACCTATAACGCACTGGTTGAGGAAATTTTTACTAATCCTTCTAAAATGATGACCGCTTTTTATGCTAAAAAACTGTTTTCCCACTATGCTCCAATGCTTAATGATGGGCTGATTAAGCTGGTTCCATGGGCTGGTATTGTTAAGCAAATGCAAAGCGATATGGCTGAATACGGCGTAAAAACCATAGCAGCTTATAATGCGGGTTTTGACCTTCGGGTTATGAAGCAAACAAATAAAGCATTAGGCGATGGAACAAACATCAACAAAACTCCTGTTAAGGTTTTGGATTTATGGCAATTTGCTTGTGAAACTAAGCTTCAACAAAAAACCTATAAGCGATTAGCGCTTGAAAAGGGTTGGGTTTCGCCTGCTGGCAATATCAAAACCGGAGCCGAATTCGCTTACCGTTACACCAGCGAACAGCATGATTTTGTGGAAGATCACACCGCCCTAAGCGATGCGATTATAGAAACTCAAATTATGGCGGCTTGCTATTCTCTCAAGACGAGAATTCCATACGGCGTTATAAATGGCGCACCTTGGCGACTGGTACAGGATGCGATTGTTGAAAATGACTCTAACATTCATGGTAATAAGGTAGCTTAATATGAACAATAAATTAAAAATCGCGATTGCTCGCGCTAAAATAGCCAGAGCTAAAAAAGCGGAAGCCAAAAAAGCCAAAGCTAAAAAAGGCCCGACAATCTACGCTGCTGGAAAAATCTGGTATGCTCCAATTTTTCGGGACTTGCGAAAACGGTTTAATATCATTTCGCGCTGGATTGACTACAGCGATGATCACTGGATTGTCAAAACGCGGAAAGATATTCTCTGGCAACATTGCCTTGAGGATTCTACATCTGCTGACATGATGATTATCTGGTCAGGTGATTATGATGATGAGCAGCGCGGTGTATTGGTAGAATTAGGTCAAGCGTTAGCTGCTGGAAAATATGTCTATTTGATAAATTCTGGCGCGAGCTTTGAGGCGAAAAATGGAAGCGATGCGGCATATGCCCATCACGACCGATTTTTTAAACTCGAAGATTCTAATCCAGAATCTGGATTCCGACGCGCGGTAAATCACTGGATCGCTACTACCTACACTGGATGGGCGGCAAAATGACATATGTTTACACTGTAGAAAGAAGGGGGGCGTATCAAGGGGAAAATGCTGTTTTTGGAATATTCACCACATATTGGAAAGCTTTTGAGCTTTTCGATAAGCTGGACGCGGGTGAGGAAGAATCGGCGGATGATTGCTTATTGTTAAGGCAGATTCCCTTGAATACTGAATTACAAGTTAATAGCGACAATGGACTACCTGAAGCGGAAATTTTGTATGCCACAGTCGATACTTGTGAAAATCAGCCTTATCGTTAAAGCTGGCCCAGGTCAATTTTTTGACACATGAATTTTTTTCATGTGTCAATTTTTTGACGCTTGACTTTTTTTCATGTGTCAATTTTTTGACGCTTGACTTTTTGAAAAAATCGGCGCGCCCGCGCCAGTGCAAAAGTCAAGTAGTATTTAAATGATTTCCTGGTCGCGGATAGATTTTTTTCTTATAAGCACCCTAGTCTCTTATAGTCAAATGGAATAAGCGCAGCGCGCCAATTATACAGTAGTAGTACTATTATGTCAAGAACTTTTTGGTCTTAGCACATAAAAAATTTAAGCGGGGTCTCCCCAATTCGCGCCGATTATACAGTAGTAGTACTATTATGTCAAGAACTTTTTGCACCTCGGGCATTAAAAAGTTTTTTGAGGTCTATCACCAAAAAACGCTTGACAACGCAAGCTTTATCTCTTATAATAGTTTCAGAAATTAAGAAAACAACCAACAAAAAAAGGAAATAAATTATGTCTAGCTATACTGACAGCATGGTCGCTGAAATGACCGCACAGGGCGAATTCAATTACGAATCTGCCAAAATCTTCGCCGAAGCTAACAGCCTGTCTGTTCGATCTGTTATCTCTAAAGTGAAGAACATGGGACTCCCCTACACCCCTAGGGTTGTAGTAAAGTCAACCGCTGTGCCCCGCATCACCAAGGCGGAAGTTGTTAAAGGTCTGGCCCGTGAGCTCAATGTTAGTTTTGAGTCCGTCGAAGGCTTGGCTAACGCCCCAATGGCTGATCTGCAGGCACTGGTAGCCGCGATCCGCCAAAGCTAAGCTCCCCAAAGCTGCAAAAACCCCGCTACGGCGGGTTTTTTGTGGGCGGTGCTTTATTTTTATCAAAATGATAGCGCGCGGCGCCAATTATAGTGCCAAAATGATGCTGTGTCAAGAACTTTTTGGTCTCCACGTGCAAATAATTGTCCCCTAGTCTGGTAGGTAGCCTGGGCGGGGTTTTTGCAACTTTTGGCGGGGTTTGCAGGGTTTGCCGAGGCTTTTTGAAGTTTTTATCAGTTAAGTGCAAATTTTACTTGATTTTTAGCCCCGCGACCGCCCGCCCCGGATGAAATTTGCGTTATTTTTCAGCTCAAAATGGTAGTTAAAAATCTATGCAACAGTTAGTGTAAATCTGACGAAATTACTTGACAAAACCATCGAAACCCCTTAAAATATACGCATATAAGAAATTAAACCGAGAAAAAAGAACATGAAATTCACTTACGAAGAAATGGCAAAGGCATCTATAAGTCACAATGAGGTTAATGACTGTATTGTCAAAGCTGTATCAATCGCATTTGGGATGACCTACGAGGAAGCACACCATGAGTGTAAGATACGTGGTCGCAAGCGGGGTTCAGGGTTGTCGTGGGAAGGCATAAAGGACCTCCTCGAACATATGACTTCAGAGTACGGCTTCGATGTCCGTCTCGTCCTGAATGAGGCGATTGAAGAAAAGTTCATGACTGGTCGCGTTAAATATAGCATAAAGGCGGCGTCCTTACCAGTGACGGAGACTGACAAACCTATCCACTGGGTCCACAACCGGTACATAGGGAACTCTAAGACGATACGCACCTTTGCTCGGAACAACCCGAAAGGCACTTACATCGTATTCACACACGCTCACGCTACCGCGATTGTGGATGGTGTTGTACAAGATTGGGCAAGACCTGGTAGGGGAGATCTAAAGCGTATTTTCGGAGTCGTAGAAATAAAATAAAAAAGTTCTTGACATACTCTATCTGATATCAGATAATACTCATGTATTAAAGATTAACTAAAAGAAGAGAGAAAAAATCTAATGTTTAAACAAGCGAAATTACATACACTTAAAAAAGGCGACGAATTTCGTATCGCTGGAGAATCTGTATGGTACAAAGTCCTAAAAGGCTATGACGATGTAGGTTGCTATAGATGTGAGACAGTAAAAGAAGGTTACTACGATGAAATTCCTGGCTCTTATCTTGTAATGGTGAAAATCTAATGGGGACTAATCTTAAGCAGGCTAAAATGCGCCCTGATATAGTGATATGCTTTAACAATGTTGAGGAAAAAATTGAAATCCTATTCTGCACTACTAAGGAGTTCAAATCCTTGATAAAAGGCTGGAAGGAAGATTTAAGTATTATTGATAGCTGGAAATACAGAAACTATAAAACTGATGAACAAATATTCAAAGCTTACCACGGCGATGAGGCTGTCTGGGCTTGGATACCGGAGAATTTATGAAAGATAGTGATTATTACATAGTAGAAATGTTAGAAGTAGTTGGAGTTATATCGGGTATAGTATTTATAGTAGCAATGAGTTAATAAATAAGGGACTGGTGTAACTAAGAGAACATCTCGGGTGTCCAACTCCGAAGATGGCGGTGCAAGTCCGTCGTCCCTTACCTAATTTTTAAAAAAATTTCTTGACAAGTAGGTCAAAAGAGAGTATAATATCTTTATAAAAATTTGAGGAAGCTGAGAATAGCTGTAATGGACGAGGGTGCGAATCCCTCCAGCTCCACCATAAACACACCTGTAAGGCGTGGTAAGGTTCCCAACGGATTACCGTAGAAGACTACGCAGGGTGTGTTTTTGATGGGGCTGAATAGTATCGACATGCAGGGAAGGTAAGTGGAGAATTTTTATAACTAAACTTAAACGCAAACGATGACGTTTATTCTTTAGCTGCATAAGCTAAACGGGGACCGGCCCTCCTTGTTACCCAACGGGCCTACTTAAATAAGCAATAAAGACATTACGATCAGCTTGGTACTTTCTGCAGAGAGAACGCCTCCACTGATGTCTTTATTGCTTTCTAAAGAGAATTTCGCGGGTGAGTTCAAGGTGAATCGCTGCCCTTCCAAGGCATGCTGATAGAGTTCGATTCTCTACATCCGCTCCAGGAAGGGTATGCAAGAGGCTAAAGCTGTCAGACTGTAAATCTGATCCCATGGGTTCGTTGGTTCAAATCCAACCCCTTCCACCAATTTTTAAAAAAGTTATGTAATATTGGTAGTACAAGTCCAGAATTACATAACTTTTTTAACTGGAGTGGTAGTTCAATAGGCTAGAACGCTGCCCTGTCACGGCAGAGGTTGTGGGTTCAAGTCCCATCCATTCCGCCAATTTAAGAGTAGGAAAATGAGCGAAAAAGAACAAGCAGAACTCATCAAACTGAGGATGAGAATGGAAATTATCAGAACAGTAGCCCCTATTGTGGCTCTGATTCTACAAGTAATTATTCTAATAAGGATATTTTAATGAAATATGTGAATGTTTATGAAGTAAGTAAATGCTATGGTGGCCCAGAAGAAGGGGGTTGGTGGTATAATGCTGGAGAATTAAGAGAATCTTTTGGCCCAATAACCGAAGTAAAAGCAGAGTATTTAGCTACAAGTATTCGCGAAGGCGATAAGCCTCGGTGGCAGTATCAAATGGGTTTCAATTCCACAGATGGTTGCGATCCTGATGGAAATGGTGATGATAGCTATCTTATGCGTGGCGGTCCTTGGGGTAGAGCAAAGATAAAAGTATATGTTCAAGACAAGCCAGGAATTAAAAGGTTTCCGGAGGAAAGACCTTACTATGAGTAGAGGTAGTATACAATTAACAGTTCCAGCGGCTAATCATATAAGTAGTTATATGAATAGAGTGAGGGGAGATATATTAGGCATTAAGTTAAAAATGACAACTAATGGTTGTTCTGGTTGGATGTATAAAATGGAAGCCTGTTATGAATACCCTGAAAAAGAAGAATCTCTTATTCTTCTAAGTAGAAATATTAAGTTATTTGTAGACTTAAAAGACTATAAGTATTTACATAATACAACAATAGATTACGTTAGAGAAGGCTTAAACGAAGGATTTAAGTTCGACAATCCTAATGTGGAAGCATCATGTGGCTGTGGCGAAAGTTTCAGCTTTAAAAAGGGAGTAACAGTATGAAGTATGTATTTGAAGAATTAAGTACCAGAGACATATTGGTAGGAGCTGCTATATTGATAGGGGCATACTTACACTTTGTAGAGGGAGTAATTTAGTGAACAAAATATTAATGGTTGTAGCCAGCATGGTTGCGGCCTCTTTACTTGCATTTGAGTTTTCCAGCTCTCTAGTAGAATGGAGTTTCTATATGTTTATACTATTTTTAGTAGCTACTTGCTACATAGTAGGGGAACAGAATGACACTTGAAGAGTACATACATATGAATGAGAAACACGAAAAAGAACAGATAAAAATCTGGTATGGTGAGGATTCCACTGTTGGAAAAGAAAAGCTGGAAACAATCAATACTGAGAAAAAGGTGAGGGCAGTATAAATGGAAGCTCTAGGTGGAGAATTCTTTTTGTTAGTAGCAATATGTGGAATTTTATATGGGTTATCTGACGATAATTCTTGACATGAAAGCTAAAAGCCTGTATAATACTTACATCAAATAAAAATTTAACTAAAAATTTCGAGGAGAAATTTATGACTGAAGCACAAGAAATTCAAGCGTTAAAAGACGAGTTAGCCGCATTGCGAGCTCAAAAGGAAGATAAACTTACTATCAAGATTGGTAATAAGCAAAATGTTGTGGTTGGTGGTAAAGCGCTAGGGCAACGATTTCCTGTGACGTTATATGCCCCGTCTTGGATTAAAGTATTAGATCAAGCTGAAGAGATTCGTCAGTTCATTGAAGATAACAAAGACAGCCTTACTTGGGAACGGTAGTGAGTAAAGAAATTATATGGCATTTTACCTGTAAAGACTGTAAAAACTGGTGGAGCTATGCTACTCAAGAAGAATGGAGTCCAAGAAGGCGCATGTGGTGTCCTCATTGTGGATGGAAGCATAGTAGTATTGAAATGTATGAACAAGGCAGAGAAAAACCAGAAATAGAAGGAACACCAGTATGAGCATGTATACGGCTGTAAAAACCATAGCTAATTCAGTAGAGCTATCTAATCACAATAGATATATGATATACTTTGCTGGAGCTCTGGTAGATGAATACGAGTCTATTCAATCAACGGAAGGGTATTTCCTTACCGTGAGAAATAGAGAAAAAGCAAGAGATAAAGTCACTAAAGATATGGAGGATTTGGATGGACTGGGGCTGGAATTATAGAATAGTGAGAAAAAACAACGATAGATTTGGTGAAGAAACATATCAAATCCATGAGTGCTACTATTGGCCTGATCGAAGTGTTAGATTTGTTTCTTCCCGAGGCATTGACCCGTGGGGGGAATCCTTTGACGAGCTAAAAGAAAATATGCATCAAATGGCAGAAGCTTTTCATAAGCCTGTTATAGAATGGAGGGATGAGTGGAATGATGAGTAGTTTAATGCTGTTTGTAATAGTAGTTCTAAGTATAACTGCATTTTTCTGGGCTACAGCTACCAGAAAGGCTAAAGAAAAGGGTGCTGAACACTGGAGCATGAGTAATGAAACAACAAAAAGATAAGCTGGATTATTTTTGTGTTTGTATAACTATATTATTTATAGCTATGATTATACTAGCACCTGGAGGAGCACTGCATTGAGCACAACAGTTTATGTAGTTTTAAACGAGAAAAAAGTTATAGGGGTATATACCCAATTTGTTTTTGCTCAGAAAATGGCAGAAGCGGGGTTTTCGGCCTCCGCCGAAACCGAAAACGGAACTAAAACAAGTAGAAAGCATATTATATATCCTGTTAAATTAGATCAGTTAGATTTCCATCTCTTGCATAAAGGATGGTTTGAAACCTTTTTAGAAGGAGAATAAAACATTATGTACACAGAAGAAGAAGTAGAGTATCTAATCGAAACCTATAGTAAAGCCACTGATAAACAAGAAATTTTATCAGATTTAAGTTCACAGCTGAATAAGACTAGAAGGTCTATAATTGGGAAGCTATCCCGACTTGGTGTTTACCAGAAGAAGGTATACCTGACTAAAAGAGGGGAAAATCCTATTACTAAGCTGGAATTAGTGCATAAACTATCTATAGCTATGGAAATCCCGTTGGAGAAGTTATCTGGATTGGAGAAAGCCCCAAAAGAAGTTTTAAAAGAGATACTAATAAAAGCAACAACATAACAACAACATAACAACAACATAACAACAACATAACAATAAGCTTGCTTGCTTTTGTGGTTATTTTCTTGCCTGCTTATGTTTATTTTGTTAAGCTAAAATTTGAGACATTATGCTAGAAATATTGTGTGTTGCTTTTGCAGTTTATTTTGAAGCCAGAGGCGAGCCAGCAGCGGGGCGGGACGCCGTTGCGTCCGTCGTTTGGAATAGAGTGGATCATCCCGAGTGGCCTAATAATGCTTGCTCCGTAGTGAGCCAGTTTAATCAGTTTGAAACATACCCCTTTGATATAGCTAAAATAACCGATGAAGATGCGTTTGTGGCTGCAATGGCCACCGCATCTTATACTGCCGATGAACCAACCGAGCACGTTTTATTTTTTGAATCCCACCCAACCAGTAAATTCCTAAACTATAAATATCTATATACTATAGGAAATCACGATTTTTATACTCTAAAAGATTGAAAAACAAAGGATTAAGTCGGTTTTTGTCTTTTTGTATTTAAGCGCCCCCTCTATGAGCTAGAAGAAACTTTCCGCAGAACGTAAAAATTATCCACAAGTCTTATTAGTATTGTTCCGGTTCACTTGAGCCCAGAAGGGTAATAATTGCCTTATTTAGCTTTAAATTTTTGTTTGTTTTTTGGGTAAAATGATGCCCAGTTAATTAAATCGGGCATTAGTAGGTTTTCTTTGCAATGGGGCAATTGCCATTGCGCAACCCGTGTAGACTTTAAACATGGATTACACAAGTGATTATCTTGCCCCGAGGCATGGTGCGTGGTCTACTGCATAAATTCGTTGCGTGTGCCTGTCGGGTGTTCCCACAACAACCCACTAACACCGCGCTCATTCCTATCGTCAGAGCGCGTGTTGTGTCTTGGTGAGAACAGCGACATCTTACGAATTGATGCACTAGTTGAAAAAAATTAGTGATCAGCTTGTTGCGCGGCTGCTCGTTGTTGTTAAAATTTATAATAATTATACACTACCGAGAGCAAAAAGTCAAGAATTGTTTTTGCCCAAGAGTAGAAAAAGTGGATTGAAATCCTTAATTTTTTTGAAAAAAAACCTCTTACGAGGCTCTTTTCCCTTCTAACATACTTCATACCTATTACCTTTCTTTAAGTTTTCTTCTGCTGTTAAATATTGCAGATTAGTCTCAACATGTAGCCCCGAAACGAGCTCACCTTGTAGGGGTATTATATGGTCTACATGGTGACCTTCGGGACAACTTAAATATATCTCTCTAATAGCCTCTTCATCTGACCAAGATACGGTTCGTTGTAGCTTTGCTGCTCTATACTTAGCATTGCTTGCCTTATATTTTTCGGGGTTTTCTGCTCTATACTTAGCAAGGTATGCCTTAACCTTTTCAGTGTTTTCTTTATAATACTTAGCCTGTCTTGCTTTCACCTTTTCAGGGTTTTCTTTATAATACTTAGCCTGTCTTGCTTTCACCTTTTCAGGGTTTTCTTTATAATACTTAGCCTTGTATATAGCATTGCATTCTTTACACTGAGACCTCGTTCCCGATGGAGACCTTTTATCGGCCTGAAACTCTGATAGTTGTTTCACTTCTTTACACACTGTGCAGGGTCTAAAACCGAAAAAGAAATACAATTTTAGCCCAAGCGGTGTCCTGCTTCTTCTCGGTAGTTCTGTATACGATTTCGTCCAGGTACCTACTGTATGTCGGTCAACCCCTAAGTGCTCTGCTATAGCTTTTTGGCTTTCAAGCTCTATTGCCAGTTTGAAAAAGTCTACTGTAGTCATCTTGTGTTTAGAGGTTGTATATTCTCTTGACCAAGGGTAGCTTTCAATTAAATCATTTATATTTTTCATATTTTTCATATTTTTCAACTTTTGAGACTATATTATACGAGATTTGAGCAGAAATGTCAAGAAGTATTTTTTTGTTTAGGTCATAAAAAAGCCCCTAGCGGGGCTTGTTGGACTTATGATTTCCAGAATTTCCGAAACTTAATACCCGCTATTAAAAATAGCCATGCTATACATACAACAAATGTCTCATCGCTCCAAGAAGTAATAGACACACAAGGCGTCAAATAAATTTCTTTCGATGCTTTGTAGCAGTTATCCCACTCCGTCCCTTCGTACATAAATTCTCCTTATATTTTTATTAATA